CCAATTACGATATGATTTTCCATGCTTCTTAACCCAATTTGCAACTAAAAATCCTTGAGTGCAGTTATTTCTAAAATCCCACACTTGCCAACGATACTCACTTGTATGACCGATAATAATCAAATCAGGATTTAACTTGACAGCTTGTTCAACTTGTGATGTAATAAGATATTCAGAAGCACCACTCTGTGCTAAATTTTTTAATTCAGCATTTAAGCGTGCAGAAAGTAAATATGGATAAGCTTGGGACTGTTTCTCAAGACCCTCACCTTGAGTATAACTATCACCACAGGTTACTATGAGCATATTTGTAGTAGGCAACTCTTGGTCGATACCTTCTAATGAAGCCCCTCGACCAGCTTTTGAACAACTGGGTTTAACAACTCGTTGGGAACATCTTGGGATAACTCTAGATGCACAGGCAGAATACATTATAGAACACAAACTTGTCAAGAAATATAAACTTATTTGGTTAATTGGACACCATCACAGAGCTGATCCTTACGGAGATGGTAATTATCTTTTACCTTATTCTTGGAAAAACAATGATATATGGGGGAACAAAATACGCAAAATTTGGTTTCGCAAGTTAACTCGTCAGGCATGGTATTGGAGAATAGCAAAACTTTCTATTCAGGCTGTTTTAAAAGATGCTACACCAGATAATTTGTTAATGATCCCAATTTATAGACCTAATGTTTTAGAACAAGATTGGTTTGAAGATCAACCTTGTGTTTGGAATTATTTTTTGCGTGACTTAACCAAAGAATACTCAGATGGTAGAGGGCACATAAATCAAGCAGGACATAATTATCTTGCTCCTCTACTAAAACAAGAGATTGAAAACAGATGGAAGATTTCATTGACCCTGAATGGTTAGACTGTATTCATTTAGATTTTAATGAAGCTGTCGCTCAATCATCTACTAAAATTATAAAACATTGTGAGTCAAACGTTATTAGATACGGCAATCAATGGAGGTGTGATGTTGCAGGAAAGATCGCTATACTATTAAAACCAGGCGAGGGATATGAGTGGCATTTTGATAATTTAGATTTCACTAAGGGAATATTAAACCATGCTCGTAAAGGTAGATACTGGACTCATATCATTTATCTCACTGAGGGTAAACCTCTTGAAATAGGAACTTGGAATCCTGATTCTGCTAGAGTTCTTGAAACTGATTTTTCAGCTCCTGAACCAAAACATATTATTGCAAGAATTTATCCAGAGCCGGGTAAGACAATTGTATTTCCATGTTTTATGGTTCATCGGATACAACCAATAGTGGATAATCACAGGTGGGCATTTGTTGATTTTGTTTCAACACCAAACTATAAAGATAAATCTGCAAAAGACTTAGAAAACATTTTTAATAGGTATTTCGATGAAAATTCTAGGAATCAGCTCCTATCATCATGATAGTGCTGCCGCTTCATTAAATGACGGTTATATTCAGGGTGCATCCCATGAGGAACGTTTTTCTCGTAAAAAATATGACAAATCATTTCCACATAACACTGTAAAGTGGTTGAGAGACTCATACGATGATTGGGACTTTGTTTCATTTTATGAAGAATCAACTTATTCTCAGTTTAAATCAGACATTAAAAAGTTTACTTCAGCACGTCCAATATTAGTAGATCACCATGAAGCACATGCTATGAGTTCAATTTGCACTACTAATTGGACTGAGTGCGCTATTATGGTTGTAGATACTGTGGGTAGTCAATATTCTACCTCTTTAGGCGTTTACCAAAACGGACGAATTGAGTGGTTAAAGCGTTTTCGATATCCTAATTCTCTTGGTTTATTCTACTCAGCGGCCACTCGTCTATTAGGGTTTAACCCTCTTTCAGATGAATGTAAAGTGATGAGCGCGGCTGCTTATGGAGAGCCTAAGTGGGAAAGATGGATTCACGATCATGTTTTAAATTGGACTTCTACTCAAGGTGAATATACCATTCTTCAAGACTTGCAACGAGGTGTAGGTTTTGGTAGACTAGACTGGGATATCGCAGCTTCAGTTCAGACTGTTCTTGAAAAAACTCTTTTAACTTTAAGTCATTGGATTCAGGAAGAAACAGGTATGACAAAGTTAGCATATGCCGGTGGAGTAGCTCTTAATTGTATAGCTAATACAAAACTTCTAAAGCTAACTCCATGGGATGATATCGCAATTCAACCAGCTGCGGGAGATGCTGGATGTGCACTTGGAGCAGCTGCATTAGTCGAAAGACCATTATGGGAAACCCCCTTTCTCGGTATAGATTCTTCTAATAATATTACTGCAGATGAGTGTGCTGATCGTATAATAAAAGGTGAGATAGTTCCTGTAATTCAAGGTCGTGCTGAGTTTGGACCTCGTGCTCTTGGAAATCGTTCCTTGCTCTGTGCTCCTACTGATGATAATATTAAAAAACTTAATATCATTAAAGAAAGATACACAGATTCTTGGAGACCTTATGCTCCAATATGTCAATTTGAAGAAGCTGATAAATTTTTTGATATATCTAAATATTGTTCTTATATGCTTTTCACTTCTGATATTATTGATGGCAATTTTACTACTCATGATATGAGTGCTAGATTACAAACTGTAACTGGCTCTTCAAACCCTTATCTTTGGAAAGTTTTGGAGAAAACTAGGCAGTATGGATATCCCATTTTAATTAACACTAGCCTAAACATAAAAGGAAAACCCATTGTCAACACCTTGGAAGATTTTAAAAGGGAAGTTTCAGTACACGACTGAAGTAGACACTGATACACTACCTACAGGAAGAACTTATCACACACCTGATGGATCATACCCATCAATAACCACTATTTTAGGAAAAACTGCTGACAACGCGTGGCTTCAACGTTGGATTGATAAAGTAGGTGAAGAAGAAGCTAGGCGTGTGTCAAAAGAAGCTACAGATCGAGGAACTCTTGTTCATGAATATGCAGAACGACATTTTAATGGTGAAGATGTATGGGATGAGATTTTAAGTGAACGTTTAGATATTCGTCAAATGAGTCGCGATTTAATTCGTGCTACTGAACGAGGTATAGAAGAAGTCTGGGGACAAGAACAAGTACTTTGGTCTAATAAGTATCAGTATGCAGGTCGATGTGATATGGTTGGTATATGGAAAGGTAAACCTACCATTATCGATTTCAAAACATCAAAGAAGAAAAAATCTTCAAAACAAATTACCGATTACTATATCCAAGGTTGTGCATACGCTGTTGCTCATAATGAAATGTATGGAACTGGTATTAGAGACATTACTATTATTATGACTATTGACGGTGTAGACCCTATTATTTTTGAGCAAGATGCTGTACCATTTTTACCTCTTTTAAAGAATAGGAGAAATCAATTTGACTTGTTGCAAAGAGATTCCGATTATTAAGTTTAATTGTGGTGATATTAAAAAACTTAATAATTTAGCAATAAATGGTAAAAAGATTTTTTCAATTAGATACAATATTAATTCTTGGTACTCTTTACCATTAATTGATAACTATAAATATACCAGTATTGTTAGAAAACAATTACCTTATTTATGGTGGACTTTTGAGCAATTAAATAATGTTCATACAGAATTTAAAGGAATTAAATCATCTTATTTATCAGTTTTAAATCCTCGCTCAAGTATACCTTGGCATAAGGATATGAGCACAGATGTTTTTTCCAACTCTTTTTTGACCTCTATTAAAACAGAAAAATCTTTTATTGAGTTTGAAAATGATAAAAAATATACATATAATCAAGGATATAGTTATGTTATTAGAAGTTCTATTAAGCACAGAATTTTAAACTTATCTGATGATATTAGGATTACAATTTGTACAACACCAACGGAGAACCCTTATGTTTAAATTAATTATGGATAAAATCAATGATTGGCGGTTTGAACGTGAATTTCAAAAACGCAAAAAAGAACTGATTGAGTTAGATCCTTTTATCTATGAAATACCAGAAGAAAAACCTCATGACGACCCTACAAGGTATAATACATGGGAGCATAAAGGTAAAGACATAGATTTTTAAATGACTCGTCGAATTAAAAAACCATTGAAAGACTTTTTTGAGAAACAATCTTTGACGGATGCTGAAAAAGACTTTATACTTGGATGTATAAATGCACAGAATAAATACCCACAACTTACTCATAGACAGTGGCAAATTATTAATGAGATTAAAGAGAGATACAAAAAATGTCAAAATATCCAGGAGTAAAACGCTTACCAAATGGTAAAATAGAATACAGAGGAACTAAATTTGATGGATTCAACAAACCAAAAAGATCAAGTAAACCAGACAAAAAAGGTATGGTGCTTGCAAAAGAAGGGGATAGAGTTCGCCTTATCCACTTTGGAGCAGCTTCAATGGGGCATAACTACTCTCCAGAAGCGCGTAAATCATTTAAAGCAAGACATGCAAGAAACATCAAGCGAGGAAAAATGTCAGCTGCATTCTGGGCTGATAAAGTGTTGTGGAACCCAAGACCTACAAAAAATGATGGAATTGCGGATTCGAAGCGTCCTCCAAAAAGTCAAAAACATACAAAAGGATTAAAAAAACGCTAATATGGAAAGGGATAAAAATGCCACCTCGTAATCACAATCAATGGTTAAAAGAGCCAAACGTAGAATATGTTAGTAGCGAAATCTACTCATCTCATAAAATTTTTGAACAAGAACAAGAAATGATCTTTAGTAAGGTCTGGGTTCCAATTTGTCATATCAGTGAGATGCGTCAGTTAAATAACTTTCGCACAACAACAATAGCAGGTGTTGATGTTATTGCTGTTAACGAACCTAATGGTGTCAGGGCATACATCAATATGGGTGAAAAAAGAACAAGTGGAACAATAGATTATGTCACACCAAATAAGGGTAAATTACTACACTGTGAAGTAAAACACGGTCAGATGGTATGGGTTACACTAGATCCAAATCCAGCACAATCTGTAGAAGAATGGACTGCGGGTGCGTTCGATTGTATTACAGATGCTATTGAAACCGAAGAGTTAGAAGTTTTTCACTATCACAAAGCAATAATTGATACAAACTATAAGTTATGGCACGATACAAACAGTGAATTCTATCATGATTTTATGCATTACTTTAACAGAGTAAGTGGTTTTAATGATGAATATTTTGCCAGAAAAAACATTCCATTTAAAAACGGACACGTGAATGTTAGCAGTTTTACTGTTAATTATGAAGAGTATGACGGTTTTGAAGATCGCGGAGAGTTATCGTTTCCCACCTTGCCACCAAATCAGTGGTATATGGTTGATTTGTTTCCTGGCTATAACTTTAACTTACGTGGAAGTGCCTACCGTAGTGACACAGTTACTCCTCTAGGACCTAATCGTGTGCTTATAGAGTTTAGAGGATATGGACTACGCAAAGATACACCTGAAGAAAGACGGACACGCATGAAACACCATAACAGTATTTGGGGCCCATTTGGTCGTAACTTACATGAAGATCTTATTGGAGTTGCAGGTCAAGGCACAACAATGCGAGAAGGCACTGAGGCTCGTCATATTTTACATGGTAGACATGAGAATCAAACAATCCATGATGAGGTTGGTATGAGACACTATTACTCAGAGTGGGGTAATTTTATGAAAACAAGTCCGACAAACCCTTTACTCAATAGAGAAGCAGCATGAGAAGAAGAAAAACTTTATCAAGTGATGATTACGTCTCAATGAGAATAGAACAATTAAAAGAAGACAGAGACAAAGCTAGCAATGAGTATGATAAAATGTGGTATTCAAGATTAATTCAAGAGCTATCTTGGGTTTCTATTCGCGGTGAAAACTGTTCATTAGAATCATTAGAGGTGATATGATGCTTAAAGAAGAACAATATTGTAAAAATTGCGGTCATCGGTGCCATTGCTACGGACCAGATTGTGAAAAATGTTACTGTGACACTTGTCAGTGTGGTAGAATAAACAATCATAATGAGGAAGATATTCCTGATTCATTTATTAAATCTAACACATAATTATGCCGACAAACAAAACAGTTAAATTTCATTTAATACATGATTTTCCAGATCAAATTGTATTACCTCCTATAGCTTCTAAAAAAGTAGTTCCTTCTTGGTTTAAACATATCCCAAGAAAAGTAGATGATCCACGTTTAGGTAATATCCAATCCGTTAAGGCCTGTATGCCATTTTTAGATGCCATGACAACTGGGTATAGTCTTTTGGCTCATATGGACATCTTAGTTGAACTTAAAGAAGACAATACTATTAGGTTACCTTATATCGATGACCAACACCAAAAGCTTGTTGAAAAGTGGAAACCCATAGAGAGACACCCAGGCAGTCAAGTACAAGGTGCTGTATTTCAAAATATGACCATTTTAAAATACATGAATCCTTGGGTGATTGAAACCCCAAAAGATTATTCTATGCTGTTTATTCCTCCTGCTAATCAACTTGAGAATTCTATTATTCCTTTAGTAGGTTTAGTTGATACAGATAATTATTCTAACGTAATTAATATTCCTTTTATTCACACCGAGCTTGAAGTAGGTAAACCCATTTTTATTCCTGCAGGTACACCAATGTGTCAAATGATACCAGTTAAAAGGGATAATTGGACCCAAAAAGTTACTGTTTTAGATAAGCATGAGCTTAAAAACGTGCAAAAAATGCGTAAGAAAATGGATGAAGACCGTGAAGATTATTATATGAAAAATCTTCATGAAAAGAAAGGATATAACTAATGAATATTGATTTATTAAGAAAACAATTAGAAATTGATGAAGGAGTGGTTCATGAGATCTATCTTGATCATCTTGGCTTGCCTACTTTTGGGATTGGTCATCTGGTCACTAAAAACGACCCAGAATATGGATTACCAGTCGGAACACCTATTGATGCCGATAGATGCATTAAAGCCTTCGAGCAAGATATCAAAACAACATTGTCTGAATGCAAGCTCCTTTACCCAGACTTTGAAGATCTGCCAGAAGAAGTTAAACAAATCATAGCCAATATGATGTTTAATATGGGCAGACCTCGCCTTAGTAAATTTAAAGGAATGAAAGCTGGCGTAGATGCTCGTGATTGGAATCGTGCTGCTGATGAAATGGTTGATTCTCGTTGGTACAAACAGGTTACAAAACGTGCTGATCGGCTTGTACAACGTATGCGCTCTCTAGCTCAATGATTAAAGCACATAACCTTTATAGAAGATTTGAAGAAGTAAAGCAAGACTATTTCGATAGTCTTGCTATTATTTCTAAAAATGAAAAAACTAATAATGGTTATTTTACTACAGAAGTTGAAAAGTATTTACAACAATTATCAAATAAAAAACATGCCTTATTACTTCGTAGTGGATCTCAAGCATTATACTTATCTCTATTAGTAAATAATATAGGAGCTGGTGATGAAGTTGTCATCACAGGATATAGTTGCATGGCTTCTTTAACCTATATTCTAAATATTGGAGCTACTCCAGTATTTTGTGATGTTAACAGATATGGATTAATGGAAATAGATGAGTCTTTAATTACAAAAAATACTAAAGCCATAGTAGGCACTGGTTTATATGGTGATTCTTATGATTTTGATCACGTCGATATGCTTTGTGAAAAATATAATTTAATTCATATCAATGATGCTTCTCAGAGCTTA